GCCACCAGAGACCAACGGGTGGTTGGTAACGCACAAGGCTTTACCGTCACCATACGTTACGCTGGCGTCAAACGCGCTGTTCAGCACAGCAGCAGCTTTAACCTGCTTGGTGTACGCCATAGCGCGAGCCAAAGCCTTGGTGTAGCGGCTAGACAAACTGTCATACAGGTTGTCTTCCACTGCTTCTTCCGTGATGGAGAAGCCCATGGCGATGGTTTCGTGTGTATAGCGTGCTGTCCATGCTTCTTGCGCGTTGTCATAAGCGATGGCTGAGCCTTCGGCCTTGACAGGTGCAGAACCAAAGCCAGACAGCTTGGTTTCTTCTTCAAATGAACGCTCAGAGGTCTCGGTTTCGTAGATCTCTTTGTGCTCTTCGCCGTACTTTTTGTACTCCAAACCGAACAGAGCGTTCAGGCCGGGGAGTAACTCTTTAAGTAGTTGACTGCGTGAAATTGCCATTTTTAATTACTCCTTACAGACCAACGTTATTCAAGTATGAATGTGCGCTGGGGTTGAACTTAACCAACACGTCTGTATAAGCATCGCCGGGGGTAGAGGCGAAACCGACAATACGGAAGGCAGCGGCAGCAGTCTGAACAGTCGCATCCAAAGCTGAAGTTGAGTTACCAGTCTGGGTTGAACCAGTTGAGGTGCTCTGAACAGCAGCGAAGAATGTGTTGGTGCCCAAAACTGTTTGAGCGCCAGAACCATCCAATTGAGCTTGGAACGTGACGTTAGGGTCAGTCACCACATAAGCACGAACGTCGCCGGTCGTGCCAGATGGGTAGTACTGAGACCAGATGCGTTGACCTTGAGCGTTTGTGTACTCGCAGCCGACAAACACACCAATAGCGCCGACGCCAGAGCCGCCGAGGTTGTTAGTGGTAATGTCTGCACCAGTAGCGGTAGAAATAGCCAAATAGCCATCTGAACCGATAATCACGACTTGACCATTGAAAATGTTGGTGGCTTCACCAGCGGGGTCGATCAGAAATTGCTCTGTCGCACCAGCGTAAGGCATGCCATCAACGCGCTTGACGGGTTTTAGACCGTAGGGAGAAGCGGTAGTTGCCATTTAAGGACTCCTAAATCAGTTACCTTTTCCGAAAGTTACCTTGGTACGGCGCTCATTAAACACCGGCATCCGAGGATCGCTCTCGCGCATGAAGTTGTTGTCTACGGATTGCATCTGAGCATTTGCCTGTGTGTGGTAATACTCGTCACGCTGCTCCATAAACTCCTGCGGGATTTTGCAAAGCATCAAGCCACCGACCTGAATTGAATCAGGGAACCGTGTGTCTGGAGAACTCGAGACAAACGCTTCAGGGTGATCTGAGGCCTTAACAGGCTCCCAACCTTCGCGGAGTTTTGCGGAAATGTTAATGGGGTCGTCTACGTTTAGAGTGGACAAACGGATCCACCGCAGCGCATAGCCGTCTTCGGGGTTGACATCCGGTAACAACTGCGACGGGGCCCAACGGTTTGGTCGTTTTGCTGTTGCACGGGTCTCTGTATTGCGCGAAGCACGATTGTTTGACTGGTCCATAATTTATTTCCTCATTTCTTCCGCAACCGCACGGGCGTACTGCTCATTCGTCAGTCCTAACCGCTTGGCGATAGCCACTTGTGATTTTGTAAGTACGATTTTCTTAAGTGCTGTACTACGAGTCGCAGGGGCAACAACATTGGATTTGGTACGCTGAGATTTAGGGGCTTCAGCGGGCTCCACGGCTCCAAATTGCGCCGGGAACGTTTTTTGCAGATCGGCGTCGATACGTTTGTAGTATTCTCTGCTTCCTGCGGAAATCCCATCAGATGTAATCTCCTCATGCAACCCCAACGCGTATGCTGTCATCTTCCGATCTTTCCCGAACCAAGGATTGCGCTCTTGCCAATCGAGTAAGTCTGGATCTGTGACAGCTTGCGGCGCGGGAGCCGGACTCGGTCGCTCCATCTGCTGTGGTTGTATTTGTACCTCTTTTCCTGAGGTTTGTAAAGGGTTAGCTTTAAATCTCTTCAAACGCTCCAGCTTGGTAGAGATTTCGTTGAGTTTTGTCTGCGCCTCGAGGAGCGCATCCGAGTCACCCGAGTCATACGCCGCCTTGTAAGCAGCGCGTGCTTTTTCGTTCTCGATCTCAACTACTTTCCGTGCCTGCGCTAACAGAGCGGTCTGGCTTTGCGTCACGGTGCCCTTGAGCTTATTATTCTCTTCAATAAGCTGCTGAGCATACGCCACGGCTGCCTCACGCTCGCGCAGCGCCTCTTCTTTAGCGCGTCGCTCGTCGTGATAGCCCTTGGTGAAGCGCTTAATCCGCTTTTGTACACTTTCGTCGTACTTGGCTAGCTCTTCGTCCGTCACCTCATCCGGCGGCTCACGCATGGGCTCACGCCCCCGGTCCTCCTCTGGAGTGTCGTCAACAACCTCAATCTCCGGTTCGTCAGACACACTTTCTTCAGGCTGCGCCTGTGCGGAGGTGGTTTCTTTCTCCTCGATCTCATCGGGGAACTCAAACTCAACCTGTTCAATATTTGCCATGATTTACTCCTTACATCCGAGTGATGCCACGTGGGTCTTCCACAACAGCCTCAACTGAGTCGTCATGGATGAGTCGGAACTCACGCCCGTGAATCTTGATGCGTGTGCCCGTATTGGGGCGCACCAGAATAAAGTCACCAACCTTGCAGCTAGGACCGTTGGGAAAGCGTTTTTCATCCTTGTAGGCATCTGGCCCCATCTTGACGACAAACAGTACGGGGGAGAGCAGTTCTTCAAACTGCATAGTCTGACCAGCTTTGATCAGGCCACTTTCGTACTCGTTGTCAACCTCTGGGAGTGCGCACAAGAGATAAAACGTTACGGGGTCTGGAACCTGTTTGGCCTTTTTCTCGTCAGTGTCGGGTAACACTGATACTGGGCCGCTAGGTTCTAGGGTTTGCCCTATCAGGATTTCATTCATCATCTTCCTTTAGTCTTTGCAACAGGTTGTTAATTTCTAACTGTGCGAGTAACAACCCGCGAGAAACCCCGCACAGTTCTTTATAGGCGGCGTAGTCTTTAGCTGCGACATCCCCCAAGTTTTCGATAAGCTCTTTACGGCTTTCCTCAAGTTTTTTGAGGAGGAGCTCAAGTACCTGCGTCTCCATCACTGACCTCCAGACTGTTTAGCTGCCATCTGCTGTTGTGCCGCCATCTGTTGCTGGGCCATCTGTTGCTGAGCCTTAGCCTGCTCGATTTGCTGCTTCAACATCTCATGCTGCATAGCCATACCGTGGGCTTCTTGCGACTGCATCAGCTCCTGCTGCATGCGGGCCTGTGCCATCTCCGGATCAGCGCCTTCTTTGAGCGCGCCCTCACGGGCCTTGAGCGCCAGCTCTTCCGCCTTGAGCGCCAGATCTGCCTCAACCTTCATGGCTTTAATATCAGCCTCACGCTCTTTAATCTTGAGCTCTTGCTGCTGCATCTGGATAAGCGGATCCTGCGCCATCTGCTGAGCTTGTTGCTGCTGAGCCTGACCTTTGCTCTGAGCCAAGACCTGCTGCGCCGCCTGTGCAACCAGACGAGACAACTGCAACTCGACCTCTTCAGGCAGGTTCTCGTTAGGCTTAGGCATGGGCACACCCAACTGCATCTCGATCTTGCGGCGGTACGCGAACGCCAAGTGCTCTGCGATGTGGGCCTGAATCTCGGCCATCATCTTCTGAGCCTGTGGGTTCTGACCGATCTGTGCCATGAGCAGCGGGTCCTGCATCATGCTGGTGTGGACAGCAATGTGCGCGTCGTGATCTTGATAGATAAACGCTTTAGTCGGCTCGCCATTCAGGAACGCCATGTTCTCACTGACAGGATCGCGCGGGTTCATATCGTCCTCTACAGGCACTAACTTATCAGCGTTCTTGACACCCAAAACCTCAATCATCTGACGGTGCAACTGAGGCAAGTCGTAGATCTGAGGAGCGCTCTGGGACAACTGGATGATCGCCTGATACTGCATGATGCGCTGGGCCATCGTGGAGCTATTGGGGTCAGACACGGGGATGACGTCCACCATGTCGTAGTCCTCCATCCGCGCCATGCGGTCGCCGCTGGCCGGATCAAACGCGTACTCGCTAGGGGCGTGGTCACGAATGATCTTCTTGAGCAGCTTGAATTCCTGCTTCATGGAGAAGTGGACTCGCGCCTGCACCGCACTCATGGTCTTTAACTGACGCTCAAGAATCGCCAGTGTCGTACCGACTGGCGAGTTAGCGGACATGTCGCTGATCTTCATATCGGCAATAGAGCCGAGACGGCGTCCCTCTTCCGTGATCCGATCTAACAGCGCAGCCAGCACTTGGCTAGGCTCTTTATACGGCAGCGCCATGATGTTGTCGCGAACCGTCCCGCTAGAAATATCAACGTCACGGAACTCACCCGGAGCGATCGGGGTGTCGTCGCCCTTGATTCGCAAGCCACGGCTCTTGAGTCCACCGGGTAAGTTTGATAAAGTGCCAGCATCAACTAGCTGTCGGATGAGGGAGGTGCCTGCCCGCGCGTACCCGCCGATCAGGTGAATAAAGCCCAGACCGTACGCGCCAAACCCGGGAACGTAGTTGTACTGGACCAAATGATCGCGCTTGGTCTGCTGCGTATCGTCCTCGTCCCAGTTACGGTAGATCGCCAACACTGTCTGCGTCGCGCGGTCAATAGTCACAACATACGGAAGTGCCAAGCCGTGCTCGTCCTCAAACCCGGGCAAGTCTAGCTCAACCTGAACCTCTAGCAACTGATACCGGTCGTCATCACTCAGTGAGTAGCCCTGATCTTCGGCCTTCTTCTGCTCGATATCGCTGTGCATCGAGGTCGGTTCACCCAAGTCAGCCTCACGGTAGAACCCCGCTACCTGTAGGCGACGGACCTCATTCTTAGTCTTACGCATGGTATGCGTTGCACGCTCGGAGTCCCGAACGCTAGCCGCGCCATAAGGAATAATGATATCTTCCGCCGGGACAAAGATAGAGACCTGACGCCCTTTTTGTGGGTCAAAGTACACCTTCTTAAACGCACAGCCCGCCAAACCGAGGTTGTACAGCATGCGCTCGTGCTCTGGGCGATACTCCGTCATCACCTCTGTAAGCTGGTAGTTCATGTCTTCGCGCACACGCTCCGCAGCTTGCTCTTTCATCTTGTCGATGGCGCCAACAATCTCAGTCTTAACAGGCCCTGCGGCGGGGAATGTCTCGATAATCGTCTCGCTTTGGAACCGCACCGCTGCCTCAGTCAGCAGTGTAGAGTACACGCCGCATGCGCCCTCCCACGGCTCAGAGCGTTCTTCGTACTTCATGCCAAGCACGTCGAGGCCCTTGACATACATCTCAACCCATTCACGGCGGCTGTGAATATCAGAGTCAACCTGCTCGCACAGCTCAGAGCCTAGCGTTGCCAGCTCGTTCTCGTCCATGTACTCAGCTAGGTTAGCATCAAACGGTACGTCCCCCATCTCGCCATCCGGCATCAGATCAATGACCATGCCGTCAACGCCGATCTCAACGTCGTCTGGGTTCTCGATCATGATCTCGATATCGGGCGACTCGCCCTCCATCATCTCGTCTTCGTCCTCAAGAGCGTCAATGCCGAGTGGGGCCTGCGTCAGGCTTGGGGTCATGTTTATAGCCATATCAAATCCTTAATAAAACGCGGCCCGACGGGGGCGGCTGAAGATGTCATTATCCTCGTGGTCAGTACTTAGACGCAACAGGCCCCCTTTGCGTATACGCATCAGGGCCAAAGTCATGGCGTCCACCTCGTCATCATTCTCGCCAGCAGGGAAAGCTAGTATCTCTTCCACAGTCCGTGCCGCCCACCCAGTCTCCGGAAACCAGACATGACCGGAGCTAAACATGTCAGAAACTGCGTTAATGCGTGCAATCTTATCTTGGCCTTTACCCGGACTGAAGTCCTGCACAAATATACCGCTACGGCGCATCTCGTCAATAAGCGGCTGGCCGCTCGCCTTGGCTTCAACCACAACACTGTCTGGCTCCCATTCTTTGTATTGCTCGTGTGCCATGACCTTCAGCTCTGGAAACTCGTACTTGCCTTTGATGCTGTTCAGCAAAATCACGTTCGTCGAGTTGTCGTCCTCGTTCTGCCACACTCCCCACGTATGACAAACCGAAAAGTCCGAGCGCTGCTTAGTCGTAAGCGCCGTATCGTATGCCTGCACGATAAAGTCGCACGTAGGCGGCTCCTCTTTTGCCCAGTATCGAATCCAATCGCGTTTTATGATCGCAGCTTCCGCAGCCGTGGGGTTCTGCTGGTACTGCGCGTACCACTGCCACATGATGTGGTGCATCGACGCCCGGGTTTGCTGAAGACTCTCTAGCGACCACTGCTCCGGCCAGACAGATTTCTCGTGATCTGTGTGCTCGTTCAGGATTGCAGGGAATTCAAACGCCTCGTACTGGTCGCCGTCCGCATTCATCGCGGAATCTTTCAGCAGTCGCCCGATTAGATCTCGCTGGTGCCATCTGGTGTGTAGAACGCAGATCTTTCCCCCGGGCATGAGTCGTGTACGCAGACCGGCGCTGAACCATTCGTACGTCGAGTCCAGTGAATTGGTGTTTCCGGTCTTGATATCCTGCTCAGACAGGGGGTCGTCGGCAATAATCAGGTGGGCACCGCGTCCAGCAAGGGCGCCGCCCACACCAATTGCAAACTATTCGCCACCTTCAGTCGTATTCCACTGCGCAG